CCAAACTGTGCCATCCAAGTATCCAAATTCACGCCGGTTGAAGTCTGGGCGCGGGCAAAATTAGCCAATGTATCAGCCAAGCCCTCCATAAATATGTTCTGAGCTGACACCGCTTCAAAGATTGCCAGCAGCGGATCACCAGGAAGCAACACAGGATTCGTGTTGGCACTGGATGCCCACTGGTTAATCATGTCCTGAACCAGAGTCTGAAATGGGGTCGTGGTAATGACCGGAGTTGTTATTGGTATGGTTGTAGTCATTAGGCTATGCTCAGTGAAACCTGTCCTGTTTGATTGTTCACCAAGGTCAGGGTGACGATGGCTAGATATTCATGCGCCTGCGGCATTGACAGTTGCAGGGCGGGGGGTGTGGTTGGGTCCAGATTCGGGGTAGAGGCTGCAGCTTGGACGCACCGCTGGTTAAAAGCATCCGCCACACGCGGCGAATTCAAGTTGAGGCCAACAAATTGACCTCCACCCACACCAAAGGTGGGGTGAAACACATAATCAGGTGGAATGACACCACCGTTAGCGGCAGCAGCTAATGGGTTGGTCAGGAGAGCGCGCACGAAGAACTGGCGGGACTCGTCCCAACCCGTGGCAAACTGCACCGAGCCGTTAGGCGTAAGCACCAAATCCTGCCCGTATTCTAAGTAAAGCTCACTCATTGTTTAACCGTCGGTTGCCGCTTTTGTGGACTTTATAGTAGAAGCAGTCCAAGCCGTTTGTGGTATTCCAGACACGCCGCTACCAGTTGTGACCCCTAGATGCGTGTGAGAGTTAAAAGCTGTCACTAATGCCGACACCAGTGCCAGAGCGTCACCTCCAGCTCCTAATTGTAACAGAGGCTGACCACTACCCGTGATATTCACGTTGTTAGAGCCTCCCACGTTTACTGTGACTTCACCATTATTGGCTATGGTTATGGTGGTTGCGCTGTTGGTAGAGCCAGCCACCACCACATCACCAGTGCTTTTCATATAAACGTTTGAGCCACTCTCATGCTTGATAAGCAGTTCCCCAGACTTTAGGGTTTGGGTGGTTCCAGGAGGGGGCATGAAGGGCGCTGGTGTGAAGAAGGGCATCGCCGCCATAAACGCCCCGGTACTGTCATCCATCACAAATAACACCACCAGTTCCCCACCCGTAGGATTGGAATAAGTGGCACCTCCATGCAAACAAAATTGCACACCAAATCCATTGCCCACCATCGGCGACATCAATGGAATCCAACCACTCATTGTTGGAGTGCCCTCACCCCCCGTGTAAGCCGGGATCATCACCTGGACTGCGTGCTGCGTGGGATCGTAGGTCACCACATGTGCAAACAACACTGGGAAGAAGTCCCCCCGGCGAACTTCAGCTGCGTGCATGATGGCTTCAGTCAGTAAATCACTCATTAGCTTTCCTCCTCCCCAAGAACTGTGGAGGTTATGGGGAAGGTCCAGCCCGTGATTTTGGTGGTGAACCCACTACCAACGCCTTCAGCAGCTCCAGTCCCCCCTTGTGGAACAGTAAATTCGTGTTCCACCTTATTGATATAGAATGTCCGGGGACCCGACCCGTCTATATTTAACCACAACAAGTCCATACCGGAACCGTCCAATGTGAATTGGGTTTGTGGAACCAGATTGGCAATTCCATCTATAGTACCCTCCACAATGATTTCATTCTTGGCAATTTCCAACGCCCGCTTATAGGCTTCCGCCTGTGCTTGGTTGTAATCCATTGCCTGACGCGCACGGAACACGTAAATGGGCCGGCCCAATGCCCCCATTAAATTGGAACCGCCATAGGGATTCACTCCTTTCTTAAACCCAGGGCTTGATACTCCGAAGGTATTCCATGCAGCTTGATTTGCGGTGAAGTTAGCATCATTCACATAGAGCAATACTGCTTGATGAGATGTGATCGTAGCATAATTGTATGAAAGCACCACGACACCAAAGGTGGAATTTCGACGAGCGTTGTGGGTGATATTCAAATCCATCAATGGATATTCTGTAAGCGAGTTCTTGTTTGCCTGTGTGGGAGTTGTCTGTATTAACTGCTCAGACGGCAAATTCCAACTGAATTGCAGGGGGCCTGATAGCGTGCTAGGCAACAATGATGCAACCTGAGAGGCACTGGTCTGCATGGGTCCGAAATACAAGACCCGCCCAGGGGTAATGTAAACTGCGTAGGGTGTAGTCTGACTCGCTAAACGTGAACAGAATACCAGTAACTCCCAGACAGGCTTACCTGCTGTGGCGTATGTTTGAGTATCCCCTATCAACGTACCCAACATAGGGTAGTGCCCCAAATTATCTACTGTTAACTGACTGGTATCCAATGCCTTGGTAAAGCCGTAATTCGCCGCTGCCTGGGTCACAAACTGGGGAATAGTCATCTGGTTGATTTGCCATTTAGCGGTTCCAGTCGCTGAGAATGAGGAAGCAGCCTGATTGGCGGCTGCAGTATTCAGAAAGGCCAACTGGTCCTGCATGGTGATTTTGCTGTCCACCAGGATGCCGGCCCAATCCCGGCCATGCAGGGTCACGGTGTCACTGCGAAAGTCCCAGTCCGACTTGTCATACTCACCTCCAAATACCAGATAATCGTTGTTTCCGTATTGATCGGTGACAAAGATTTGCACGGGGATGGGGGAGATGGTCTGCAGGGACAGATTGTAGATGTCAATGTTGGCTTGGCGCAGATATTCCAGACTGGTTTCAATTTCAAATGAGCCCACGGCTCCGTAACTTGGAAGGGTAACGGACCAATGATAAACCTGCAGCTCTATACCCCCAGTGACTCCGGTGGGGCTGCTGGCAGAAGTTGTACCACCAATTACTACCCGGCTGCTAATGGCAAGTGGCCCGGGAGCAACGGCAGGGCTTCCCAGAGTGGGGTTTGAAGAACTAACAGGCATTACGGCATCCCCGGAGTGATGGCAGAACTATGCAACGGCAAATGAGAAGTACTGTTGATGATTTTTTTAGCTATAACACTACTCACAGCATTACCAACTACTGTGCCATTCAAAATCACTGTTACGTTTATGGGTGCCTGACCGGCCCCAGTCATAGGCCAAATATCGTTCAATAATGGATGCGCTTTAGCAAAAGCTGCGTCTTGGGCTGATTTCTTATTAGTTATGAAATTGGAGTTTTGGACAGCTTTACTCCACAAATTAAAAGCTGTGTTCAATGCCACCATTTGGTTAGCACTTTCACCAAACTTAAACGTCTTAGAAATAAGACGAGTCAACCAAGTATTAGGCACGCCCCGGCTGCTTCCAAATATGTCTGTAACAACCCCCTTTGCTCCTTTAATATCAGCACCAGGATCACCCCACAAATTTCCAAAATCGTCTTTTATTGTACCAGCGGCTTTGCTGAGGTTGCTCCCGCCACCACTAAGTACTTTGCCCACCATATTCCATAGTTTGCGGATGGCTAAGTACCCACCCACACCTGTAACAGCAGTCACACCATAACCACCAATACCAGCTACAGCTTTATTGTTATGAGTGAAGTTAGCTAACTTGTTTACAAGCCCAGTCAGGGCGTCAACTCCCTTTATGAGTCCTGGAAATGCCAACGCACTAGCGAGTTTATGAAATGCCGTCACAAGTTTGGCGAACGCAGTAAAAACAGTCTCTTGGGGTTTGAAGGCTTTACCGGCTTTCACAGCAGCATATTCAGTACCCAACTGACCCCCAGCCATCAAGTGCATCATATCCCGTATAAATCCTTGAGTGTCTGGACTAAATTTAGCACGCCCTAATGTAGCCATAACACTTGTGTCAAACAACTTACGCGCTTGGGGGGTCTTTAATGTCTTATACTGCCCCGCGAATTTAGGCAGCAACACATCCATAATAAATGCTGTCGGGTCCTTGGCGTACTGGGTCAGAGTTTTATTATCCGCACCAAACGGTTGACCAGCAGCAATAGATTTAATATCGCGGACTCCGGCCAACTGCAGCATCGGCCCCATCAAGGCAAATTGCCGTTTTGGAGTCACTTGCAATTTTTGAAAAACATCTTCAATAGCACTAGCTGCTTGTTGTGAATCACCAGTAAGGAAGCTAATACCCGCCAGTTTGTCCAATCCCTTATTGCTGATATTCTCTTTAAGGGTCGCATTAAACCCAAGTATTGCTTCCACAAACTGCCTAAAATCCTGCGGGTTATTAAATATCTTAGCTAAATTACCAAATTCAAGCTGCATTGCTTTCTGCTCTGCGCCCATGTGCTGCACATCGGGCTGGGCAATAGCAAACCGTCGAGATGCTTTTAGAATCTCACTTTCAACTCCCATAGCCATACCACGGTCACCATACAGATTCATCAATGCAGTAGTCTGAGTTTGAGTGCGCCCAACAACACCAGTATTACCAGTCAACCGGCTTATGGCGGCTGATTGATTTAATAGTTGTGCAGGAGTCATAATCCCCGCTGCGGAATTAAAGGCACTCCCAACTAGCGCCTGTGACCCTTTAGCACCAAACCCCATTCCCTGCAATCGGTTAATCTGAGTTTGCAACAACCCCATCTGCCGAGTCAAATCCTCGAACACACGAAAAGCCATGCGACCAGCCATATATATGGACATAAGGCTAATTGCCATCTTACCAAACCCGGTCAACGCGCCTGTAGATGCCCTACCAATACCAAGCAGGGCGTTCTGCACCCCGCGCAGCCCCACTGTAGCCGCAGCTACGTCAGCTTTGACCGTTACGCCATAAACGAAGTTTTCGGAATTTGAGGCCATTTAATAGTCACTCGCTACTTCAGCGGTATGGCTACTGCCAACACTGAAGCCTTCAGGCGGTTTCCCACTGTATAGTTTGTGTAACATATTGTCTATGTCTTGTACCACAAATGGAACAAGTGGGCGGGGAGGAATGGTAGAAGTTCCGGTCTCATGCCACACCATCATCTGTCCTATATCAATAGGCCGGGAATCATACGGATGTTCACGAATCGTGTTGTTCTTGATACCGGAAGTGACCTCTACAGTCTCAGTAGTCACACTCTCCTCATGGGTGAAGGAGTCACGCAAGACACCAGAACGCAGCAGGGGTCCATCAGCGGGATAGCCCTCCTGCACACGATCTTGCCGTGTAGTTTGAGACAACCCCACCCACCCCGGTTGATATTCACCCAACTTGGTTTGGAATGAAGACGTGATGGCTTCCCCCATTTGTTCAGCAACTGGCCCCAGACGATCAATAATCTGTTTGCCACGTTTGAAGAATGCTTCAGCTTGTAGGTCTGCCATATTAACCTCCAGGTGCGGTCGGCGGTACAGTTGGAGGAGGCGGCAGATTCAAGGTGAACTGTCCCAGTGGCTGCATATCCGTAAGTCCGTTGGCGGCTGCGATGACGGGAGCCAAGGAAGCATCACCTAGAACCGCAGACGATATACTGAATAGATTGGGGTTGGCTACTTGTATCGTAGCCAAAGTAGTAACAGTTGCTGCGGTGATTGAGTTTACGGTCCCAGTAACCGCTGAGTTGGTTTGTAGTGCAAGTGACTGTAACTCCGGCACCGCAGAATTGGAGCCGGTGATGAACGGTGTAATCGCTCCAGACACACTGGATGCCAGATTCAATACGTTCTGGAAATCGGCAGCCGTAGCGTTATTGTATTTCAGCAATAGTGCCGTAAGGCCATCTTGGAACAAGCCCAAAGGCTGTCCAATGGCATAGGGCATGGACGGATTGGCCTGCACCACCGCTATCTTATTGGCCTTCTGCTGCAGCACCTGCCGCTGGGACACATTATTCGGGGCGTTCTGAATCTGGGATTTGTCTTGCGTTACAACTATTGATAACTCATACGAAACGCGGAACTGATTACGCACATTGAAATGGCTGTTTTCAACGTAACCAATAAGGTCTACACCGCCGTAAGACAATGTGATTGCGGCCCCGGAATTGCAGATATTCTTCAGGGCCTGCATACGGTCCAGCGCCGTAGCCACATTGGCACCTGAGCCAAACTCAATAGGAATCAGGGTAGAGGTGGTGGCACTGGTGACTACTTGATTGCCGAACAAAGCGAATAGCCAGCCACTAAACTGAATTTTTGCCGGGAAGTAGCCGAGAGTTTGGACCGTGCGGATGCCCCCGGGGAAGTTGTGAACGGCGAGCAGTTGCTCACCACCCAAGTATGTCAGGTTTTCTGGAATCTCATAACCGTGGAAGGTAAATGTACCCTGCGCAGACGCAAGCTGCAGGATGTAATCACCATCCTGGGAATAGGTAGGAGCGTTGAGCGTGCTTTTGAGCGGCAACAGATTAGAAAAACTCGGTAATGGCATTGTTATTTTTCTTGTAGGCCACCAATACCTTCATTCTAGCACCTATTTGGGGTAGGTAATCTCCCCAGTACCCCAGTCAACCCGGCCACCTTCATTTTCGGCCATAACGTAGAGGAAGGCAGTCCGCAGCGTGGGGTCCATAGCCTCAGCCTCTTTCCAACTCATTCCAAACTTGACCGCGAGGGCGATGCTGCGGAACTCACCCTCGTTTACGATTTTTTTATGATGTTCAGACTTTCAGCGGTCAGCGGCGGCCAGTAATGGGAGTAGGCCATGATGACCTCATCCTCTCCGTCTGGCCCCAGCATGTTACAGATGACCCTCACTTCCACCATGTTTTGTGGGGTAGCAATGACAGTGCCGGCGATGGAACGGATATACATGAGTGCCCGCACTAGCATGAACAACATCGGGTTATCGGGTTGGTCCGCCAGGATGCTGGCAACGGCGATCATAATGCCAGTCTTAGGTGGCCCCATGATGACTTCAGTGCCATTGCGCAGGGTAAGCTTGATCTGGCCGTCAGCCAACTCAGTGGGCTTCTGCAACTCCGTGTGTTTGTTCACCACGGCATCACGCACGGCTTTACCGGCATCGGGTTCGGTGACTGAGGATGAGGTGACTTTGACTTGACGGCGGTGGGTTTGCGTTTCCATGCAATTACTTCCTTGTTAAAAGTTATTTAAATTTCTTGACAACCTTCTCAACTGCAGCTTCCAGTTCCTGTGGAAGCAGGTGCAGGGTCTGTTCTGCAAAGCGCACAAACACGGGGAAGGAGGCAACCGGAATGATTGCCTCTACTTCCCCAATAAGCCCGTGCAGCTCTTTATTTACATGCGATGCCGCAATCGCTACTTTCTGGCCGATTTGTAGGTCAGCAAGCAGCATTAGATTATGGCCGCAGCAAGGGCTGGCACGATACCCTGCAAGGTGCTGGTGCTGATTACGTTCTCGGCATTAAACTCAAACGTCTGATCCACTTCACGGATGTCGGCGAAATTGCCCCATTGCGGACGCCCAAACACAACACCTGTGAAGATGTATTGGTCGGTGGTGCCATCGCGGTTCAGAACCTGACAGGATATAGTCCACTTTGGCAGGAGACCTGCGGAGTAGAACGCCTGATACAACTCGACAAAGATACTGGACAACGCCCCGTTAAACCGGGTGAAGTGCATGTTGCCGGTCATACCAGAGGGAATAGATAAGTACAACGGTTTGCCGCCCCGGGTAATAGGCTGAATCTTTTGATTCTCCATATCCCAAGTGGCTTCGATAGAACGCAGATGGCCCAGCGAGCCGGCATTGAATGTGTCACCGTACTGATCTGAAATTGTCACGGAAACGTCCGTTCCGATGTTGTAGCCATTTACCGTTAATGAAGTTGTAGCCATTTTATTATTTTACTCCGCGTTAAATTTGCCCAGGCCCAGACGAGGAACCTGAAGTCACTACAGTCGTGCCTCCCTGTAAGGAGAGAATAAAATACCAAGTCGAAGCCAAATAAGTGATGGCACTATAGGCATACAAGTAATGCTGTGAAATGGTGGTCGGGGTATTCACACCTTGATTTGGATTGCCACTCGCGGCGAAGCTGCAGACATTCTGGTAACCACTGATGCGGTTGGCATCCAGCAACTGCTGGGTGAATTTGTCGAGAACGTGCTTGACCTGTGCGCGAGTCGGGTCATTGGGTAACTGGCTCTGCAACGAACCAACGAACTGGCCCATGTAGTTGCTAAGGCTCAGTGCCAAGAAGTTAGTGAAACGTGTGTACTCCACCGGCTGTTTAGCGGGTGAGGCTGAGGTGTTGCGGCCACTGGCCATACCAAAGGTAGCGCCACCAGGAATTGGATTGGTGATGATAATGCAACCGGCTTGATCCAAGGCACCCAGTTCCGCCAGTGTATAAGGCTGGGGTGTGCCATAGGGGTTGTAACGCTCAGTGCCTACAACACCAGAGACAGGCACATTCAACGGGCTGGTTTCAGGTGGGATAACAGCACATGTGCCACCAATAAACGCATACGGAGGCACCAGACGAATCTGGCCGTTGATCGGATCGTACCAGTAAACCCAGTTGCCAGTAAATGTCAGGTTTATGGACTGGATACCAAGCGTCTGCAGAGTTGACAGCATCGTAGTCGTATTGGAGGCTGCACCTATTACTGCGGTGAACAAGCCCCATGCCGGAACGGAAGCAATAGCTGTAGTCAGGTTCGCCGCTATAGTGGAATCTGAAAGACCGGAACACCAGACGATGCCGACCTGTGGCAGAAGGTTCTGCAGCGCATAGACGCCCGTGTACGGTGAGGAGGCATTGGAGCCCACCAACTGCGCAGAGATGATTGACCCACGGCCATCGGTGCCACTCGCCAAAGTGGAAGTGGCCAGAGCCGGACCCAGTACCGAAGTACCGATTGTGCCATTAACCAGCACGGACGGACCGCGCACACCAGCAATACCAGTGTTCAGTGCAGCCACAAGTGCCGCCCAGAAAGGCGCGCCACCGACAAGGTTTGGATACACTTCGACATTACCACCGGCAAACGGAGCAATCTGCACCGTGAAGGTGGTTGGAATTGAGCCGGCGCTGATAGTCATGCTCAGGCTATTGCCAAGTACGCCGGAATAAACCGCGTTCAAGGTGATGCCAGTTACGGTTCCACCCGTGTCTGTCACAACCACAGACGCTGCAATATCAGTGCCATCGGTTACGCGTACACCCCATGCCTGTAAAATACCAGTACCTTGAGCTTGGGAAAAGGCGATGAGCAGATCAGTGGGCAAGTCGTGGATGTCAGTAAGAGCTGCAGCAGTCACACCACCAAAGATTTGGTTGGCCTGTGAGGGCGAACCCAGAAGCTGAGGAGAGTTTTTCGGACCCCAAGACGCAGTACCAACCACACCAATAACATCCGTGGCAATGCCGGTAATAAAATTGGGCGGGTTCAGGACCTGTATGTAAAGGCCCGGAGCCGGCGGTGCGGAGAGGGTGTTGAAAACGACATTTGGCATTTGAAAACTTCCCGGTTATATAGGGGGGCCATTTGACCCATTATACGAGATTCCCATAAGAATCAATAGGCTACCCAGCCTATTTTTACGGTAAAGGCTCATTTCCACTGAAGGTTTCCTGTGAAACCAGCACCTGAGTCATCAAGTCGGAGTACAAAACACCATAATCTATACCAATCCTAAAGTCACGGCGATAAGTGTCTTGCAACACATCATCTTCCCTATTAACGTCAAGTAGAAACGTCAGCCGCCCGTATGTTCCGTCAGAGAATTGGTAACCAAAAAATGCCTGGAGATAAGCCAAGCGGCTCTCAATCAAATCACTGATTTGGTCACGTTGAATAGCAGTTTGAGCCCAGACGATAATGCCAATACTACGTTTGGCACGCCGCACCTCTAACTGGATGTTGGCTCCGGCTCCCACGTTTGAGGAGAGCTTTTCAATTACTGCTGAAGCATTGGTGACAGTAATCACGGGCCCAGTTGCCGAAGCCGTCAGGTAGGCTGACAGGTTGGCATTGATGGAAGCTGCTAAACCTGTCGCTACAGTAGCGGCGGTGTCCCCGGTAACCGTAACATAGACGGTGCCGATGCCATTGACTACCATACTCACGGCGTCCCCATTCTTAGGGTTAGGAGTGCCCGCAATCGTGACCGTAGCCGGGGCGGTTGGGTTGATCTGGGTGACATTGAGAGTTGAAGTGATCCCGGCAACGGGGACAACAACTGTGCTTAAAGTCAGCGGCAACCAGCGTGTAGTGTCCGCAGCCATGCCGTGGTCATAGACTGATATGACGGGTTGGTTCTTGACTGAAACCTGCTGTAAAGTCGTTATAGGCGGCCAGCCCACACCCACAGACGGAGCCGGGGATAGAGCTGCCGTCTGCGCGGCCATATCCTGCTGGACAGTAGTAAGAATTGAACGCCAGTCAGCCATTATGGTCCAGGCCCCGCCGATACACGCTTGCAGCCCAGTTGGCTGCCGGAGATCGCCGCGTTCTGCAGCCACGGCACCATTACCACGTACTTAGCCCCAACCTCATCCACAATACGATCCCCCTCCCGAAAATGAACCCCATCCAAGGGTGGAACGTAGATAAAGAATGAGGGAAACTCAATCATACCCGGGACTTCGGGCTTGAACTGCGCCCCACCAGAGGGTCGGGGGTAGGGCACCACCCCAATCGGAATCTTTGACGCTACCGCACCTTGGGAAAGTGGAAAAGAAAACTGGCCCCCCGCACACACCAATGGAGTGGCGTTATCACTGGCTTGAGACCAGTAGCCCGTGCTGTCGGTAGTGGTGGAGGGCCGGTAAAACTGCGCCACGCGGTCAACCCGCGCTGCCACCGCGAGTTTGGAAATAGGTGGATTGTAGGCTAAGCACATGCCCCGGAATTGCTGGGTGGGGAACGATACCACTTGATCGCCGGTCCCGTACACGGGGTCGTTCAGCACAAATACGTCACCGATTTGGAAGGTGGTGGTGTCACCTATGAAATCAAACCACTGAGTTTTCATATCCAGCGGGGTCTCGTAAGTGCCATCTTTATGCACATTAGCCAACACATAAAAACTGGTATCAATTAAATTCGCTGGAGAGATATAGTCACCATTGCTGGTGGAAGTTATGCGGTATACGTTATAGGGCACGCCAACAGCACGAGCAGCGTGTCCCCTACCGCGCCAAATTTTTGACGTCAAATTTTGGTAATTAGCCACTTTAGATCAACCCGGCGAAGCCAAACTTACGTAAATTCCCAGCCCTGGCTACAGGATTCACGGGGATGTCCAAGAACGCAGCTAGTTTTTCCCGCCAAACGAGATACAAGCTCATACGTTCAGCTAATTCGGTATGCCGCGCCGTCCAGACAGAGGCAGAAATAGTGTCCAAATTTTGTGTAGTGCCTCCGTAACTAGCCTCCAAAAAATCCAGAATAGGAATGAAGCCATAAGTAGTCGTTGTAGTAATCCCGGGCATGATGGGAAGGTACGGGGGGATTTGCTGTTGGCCATTCATCACCACCTGAGCCGCCACTACACCAGTAGTAGTTACGGTTAAAGTATAGGGAATTGGGGCCGTAAAAGTACATTCCGGCAATGGGATGGAGATATTCTGATAGTTAAAGGGGCCTGTGCCGTAAGGAGAAAAACCAGAGAAACCTGCAACAACCAACGTGGCGTTTTGAAGCACCTGCTGGGATAGATTGGCTACCACACCCAAACCCGCGTTACTGTTCACATACACAGGGTCTGGGGGATTGGGAATTATCATCTGGCTTGTGACTACAACGGTGAGTACCACAGGTGAGCCAGTAAATGCCCCTGTGAAAGTGGCAACAACGGTATCGCCCACATTAGGGGTGGGGCCGATAACGGAAACGCTGGAATAGTAGCCGCCAGTAAGTGTCGCCTCCTCAACCGCTTGGAGGTTGTTCATGCGGAACTCAAGCATACCGTAGGTTTGAAAATAGCGGTAAGACGCCGCTGTTCCGGCGGCTAAGGTGCCACCTGCTTGAGAAATACGTGGTAATCCGATGAGCGGATACCCGAGGTGGCGGCGCAAATCACCTTTTTGTTGGAGTGTGAGCGGCATTGGTCAGTACCTTGTTCAATGCCACGTATTTTAACAGATTACAAGATAGGTAACTTATGTCGGCAGTGGGGGCAGGTCACAATCTTGGTGTTTTCATTCATAAGAGAAACAAAATTGGCGTTGACCTTCAAAAGTTGGTTTATGGTCCACCAATCCTCAATAATGTCACCGGCTGTAAATTGGTGCAGCCCACTACCGTCAAAGCCCGCCATCGCATTGTGTGTAACCACATAACGAGGAGCTTGTGTAGGTTCTGAAGGTTGGGCGACTTCTGGGGTAACTATGGTTTCAACGGCGAGCTGGCGTGGACGACCACGGGGGCGCTTCGTTGCAACTTCAGTCTTTTCAACGGCAAAATCCATTTTGCCTCCCTTGATTAGTAGATTGGATAGCCCGCGTTTACTAGCGCCGCGATTTGGGTGTAGCCCAGGTTCTCTGGGATGCCCTTGTAGAAATTGGTCAAGTTATAGGTGCCAAAATCAAACTCAAAGTTAAACAGCGGAATGATTGGACCGGAACCACCGGCAATCTGAACACTGGTAACCACAGTCAATGAGCCTGTGCCACCTGAACTGAGAGTGGTAAACGAACCCACTGAGCTTTGCTGGAAGATATTGACCACAGCCGCAGTTTCATCAGCAGTCGCGTAGAAACCGAACTGCTGCAGAGTAAGATTGGCGTTGATCGCCCGAGCCAACTGACCAGCAGTTGTAGAAGTAGTGTCCGTGCCGTTCAGGGTATAAGTCACAACTACCGGGGTCAGGACAGAAATACCACCAGCAGCGGGGAAAATGTTATTGGAGAAAGTGATCGTAGCTACATCGTTGGTCGCAACAGTACCACCAACCGTCACAACCGCAGGGGTGGTGCTGGCCACACGCGGGAATTGTGACAAGAACAAATCAGGGGGCAGATGCCCTATCGAAGTTGCGCTGGAAGCCACACCCACACCGTTAGTCACGGGGTCAAAAGTGGGCATCAGCATCGGGTTCTGAGCCCGAATCGCATTGTAGAAACTCTGTAATGGCTGTCCCATGTTCTTGTCCTGTTACTTCCGACTCTCACCCGAACGCACTGCATGCGGATGGAAGTTGGAACCACGCTTGTAGCGATTAACTACCTGTTCACTGCGCTGACCCATGCCAGGAACTAAATCCCAGCCGGGAACGAAACGCTCTGAAAAATCCGCTTCAAAAAGAGGCTTCTCAGGGCGCTTGAGGTTTGAGGCTTTCTTGCCGCCGAAACCGCAGTATTTGCCCATTGATTACTCTTTGGTGTACCGCTTACGGCTGGATTCCTGCTTGGCAGGACCACCAATGGGGGCCTGCGCATCAGCGAACTTAATCGCGCTGCGGTCACCACCATACACGTTGCCAGGAGTACCGTAACCCACACGAACGCTGCCGTCACCGGGAGCGTGCATGGAAGGGTTATAACGCTTCTGCGAACCCTTGCGGATGCTTTCTTTAATCGAACGAGAACCTGTTGCCATTGCCTTTTACCTTTTCGTTTTACGGACCCCGGAGCTTTTACACTCCGGGGACTCGTTGTAGATTACTACGATTAGCCTTGGATTTCCAATATCGTGCAACGCTTGAAAAGCGCATTGCTGGCTGTTGGAATGATGGAGGTTGTGGCCGTCAAGTCGGACGGAACCGCAAACCCACCAACCCACGTCCAGGTCATGGAACAAGTACGCTGCAAGCGATCCAACGGCGGGCGCACAATCTGCGCTACGTCGTTGACCATCATCACATAGCCAATTGGCTCAAAGCCCGGACGATTGATGAATTGCTCCAAACCCTCAAAGGTGCCCTGAAGCAGAGCCTCAGCACCAATAATGATAGGCCGGCGCACGGTAACCGCGAGATTAGGTGTAGGAGTAGTGCTTGGGAGCTGAACGTAGGTTTCAGTCGTCGGGATAAACTCGACGCCGAGTATGCTCACGATGTCAGCCGAGCGGTACTCACTTGTCATGTCACGACCAGCGAATAGCACTTTGAAGTCCTGGTCAGCGAACAGTGCGCGCATGGAGCTATTGTCCAAGATGCACTTGTAGCTGCCATCTGGCATGGCCGGCACACCATTGTCACGAAGATACGCGACAGCGTTCAGTACCAACCCCATAGTCAGCACATCACCCGCAGCAAGCTGGGTGGTAGTGATTTTGCCGGACGGACGAAATACCCGTGGGGCAGAGGTGGCCACAATGGCGTCACCCGTCACTGGGGCCGCAGCCGCAGTGAAAGTCAGCACACCCGAAAGACCATCGGTTGTGCCAAGCACAGAACCGGGGTAGATGGACGAGCTAGAGCCGTCTGCAACCACAGAAGTCACATTAAGAGTCTGAGTCAGACCACCACTTACAGCGGGCTGCTCAAGTACAGTCAAAGGATTGCCCGCGGATACCGGCGTCACAACACCATTGACAAGCACGTTCTGGAAGCCACGAACATCATCAACGTGGCAAGTAGTCGTGCTGGATACACCGAGATCGGTGCGCACGTAGGTATTGCCTCCGTTGTAAGCGGCAAACAGAGCTTGCTTGGCAAGCCGTTCCAGAGACTGTGCGGCCTGAACACCGTTATTACGGCTGCCCACAATCATCTGGTCAGCGATACCCACCATTTCCGCCAAGAGGTCCACATCGAAGGTGCCAGCGTATTCAAACACGGTGAATGAATACTGCTCCACCGTAAACGATGATGGAATCAAGCTGTTATCAATGTTGGCCGATACGGCGCTGGGAACCAGCGGGGTGGTAACCGGGTTTAAACGACTCTTACGAGTGCGTGTCAGTGTTTCACCGATACGCGCAGGGATCGTTTCCTGCAAAGCGCACAGACGATAGGCGAGGAGTGAGTCCAAACCTTCCTCAAACTCGCGGTCCAAGAACCCAGTTTGAATGGTTGCGACTAGTGCGGCGGGGAAGTTGTTGATGCCCATTTTGTTATGCTCTCAGTTGCCGTTAAATTTGTTTGTTTTCGGCACCTGGCCAGCAGAGTTTGATTCTGCCTAGACTCACTCTTTTTGAGAGCTTTAAGGGCGGGTCCGCCGCCCTATTCGCTTAATAGAATATCACTACAATCAAGAAGTTACAACAATCATAAAACTTTTTTTAAACCTGTCAAGCCCCCAACTTAGTAACGACGGGGCTGCTGATTGCGCAACTCTTTCAAATGTGCCCGCTTCGCTTCCTCATAGTCTTTTTTAGGAAGGCTGCGTGCATCTAGTTTTGGCTCTTTACCAGCCGGCTGAAGCGTAGGCCTGCGAGACCCGGTAAATAAAGTTCTAGTTCCTCTATCATCTCCGGCAGCCCCTGAATCATCGTCATTGGACGCGGGGGCCTTGTAGAACGTGGGCTTCAGCTCTTTATGCCGTGCAACCTTGTCCTTGATGGCCTCACTCAAATCTTCGTCATCGTCAACCAATAGCAGGTCATCGGTATCAATAAGGCGGGCTACGTCAGTGTCAGTCGCCCCAGCTTCCGTTACGGCTGCCCGCAACTCAGCCCGGATCAGCTTACGCTTGGCAGATGTGGAAACCTCCCCCAGTTTGGTGAGGGTTTCCTCATAGAGCTTCTTGTAATGGCCCTGCTCCTTGAGCTTGGCTGCCTCAATTTCAGCAAGGCGGTCCTCAGCTTCCTTCAGCTTGGTGTCCTTCTCACGGCCTTTCTCGCGCAGACCACGGGCTTCTGCTACAAGCGACTGTTTCTCGGCTTCCAACTCAACAAGCTTCTTTTCAGAATCACTTAGTTGTTTGGCATCTTTTGTGGTTCCACCAGTAGTGGAAGTCTTATCGTCCTTGATTTCTTCAGGCATTTTCTACGTCCTTGTTATTGTGTGAGAGCTTGTAAAACTGCTTGCGTGTTGCCGCCAGTTACGGAGGTAACACGAAGATTGATCCACCGATAGGGACCAGTGAAAGTGTATATGCCGTTGGTTGTAATCGCGGCGCCAACGGCAGTGCCACCAGCACCAGTAGCCGGAACGGCTTGGGAATTAGTAGCAAAAAGCTGCGCAGCCAAAGAAGTGGCTGTGCCCGCAAATTCGATTGTGAAATAAAGTAAATCCGACGCATCAATCCACACGCTGTTGTCAGCTACTGTGGTGAGCGTGACTAAAAGAATCTGACGTTTAAAAGCGCCCACATAAGCGCAGGGTTCGTTCATTAAAACTGTGCCGTCTATTTGTCCAGCCATGTTTATTCTTCTCGGTTACGTGACAACAATATAAGCCAAAACTTGGTTCATTTCAACAAGTTGCCCCAATTTTACCAGCCATTGAACTTTTCCGGTAGCCGGGGCTGGGACATCATAAAAAAACTTCATTACCTCAATCTGCATGATTATAGCCTCTTTTTCTACAACCGCACCCTCCTCAGCCAACCGCATGGCTGCTACCCCCAAACACGGTGCCAGTACTTCAATTCTCATACAAGCGACATCCCCGAACTTTTAGCAGTTATCCTAGATAAGAAGTTCATCTTCTTCTCTCCATGAAATAGCAATACTTGCAGGGACGGCCATTTCCTGCATGATAACTAAGCCGTGTTCAGCAAAACAACCCAAGACAAAGCTCCCGCTAAAAGATGAGGGCTGCCGCCACAGGGGCCGGCCACTCCAGTCCGACAGCTCAATAAAGCCGGAACTGCCTTGGGTTATGACTTTGACGGAGTGCAATTCACAGTCCCGACGAGAGAGCCGGAATTGGCCACATTGGTCAATCTGGCAACCACGCATGAGAGAAGCAGGCTCTGTCCCCACATACATATCCTTAATCTTAAACGGATCAATCATCATAAAGATAATCCCCTTTTAGTTAGTGACATTTTTAGCTTTGACGCTTCAGTAAGCCTTAATAATAGTTTGTTTATCCCAAATGATAGTGACACAGGGAGGAGCAGCAGAGGGACCGCCCCTGGCGTGTAGAGTTAAACCATGATGAAAACCAATACCCAAATACCACATCCCCATAACCGAACCACTGGAAAAGAACACGCGCCGCCCGTTACAGGCATGATATTTTGGGTGGAGATGATTCTGCAGAACCGCAATATCCGTGGGGTAAAAACCAGTTGCCTCATCCACAATACCGTCAATCAACTCCAAAGACCCAGAGCCAGTGTGGGTACAGGCGAGACCGCGCAAGATGCCAGGGCCATCTTCTAGCAAGTAGTTACCAAATTGCTCTAGTACCCAGCCCTTACTCCCCATTTTGGGTATGGTCAGGGTGATCTTATGAATGGGGCCACGGATTTCGTCCCCCCGGTAAATATATTTTACGCCTACTGTAGCTGCGGTTGGGTCTATTGCGTCCATGCTTGTTCCTTAATTAACGGTGGGGTGTGGAATCCAGGGGCCCATCAACAGTTGTAGATGAAAAGTTGCCGCCTGTGGTAACAGATTGTGGCTTTGGTGTACTAACGTCATCGGGTGTGGGCTCGGGCCGCGCCCCGGAATTAGTCACGTTAGTCACCGCTTCCTGAGCGTCAAGGGCGTCCAAATCCAACGTCATGTGGACAAATTTCTTGCCCATTTCAGGGTCCAACATGCCAGAATCCACCAACGTCTGCACAGCAGAGGCCACCTGCACCAACGCCTCCGGCGGGGTTGGCAATGCCCGTTTCCAGACCACCCCAATGGATTCAATATCAGATTCTTTCATCCCCGCACACAATGGGTGCTTAATTGCAATCCCTGCCAACAGCATCTTCTTTATCAGGGTAAGCATGAATGTGTCGCCCATCGAAGTGCGCAGTTCCTGCACCAAGTCCACAAACTGATCGTCCAACGCCTCCACAGCCTTACCTGACATGGGTCCCTTAGTGGTTGTTGGGTCCTTACGGGCCGCTGCGCAGGTCTCAAGTGCCATCTTCCGCAGGAACGCCACGTACTTAAGGGAAGCGTCCACACTACCACCAGTCATTTCCAGTAGTTTGGCATCCCCAGCACCAATCGTCATACCGGAGGCGTCTTTAACACCTCCCTTCATGTGCAATATCATTGTTGAACGGTCGTAACTACCGTCCGCACTGTCTTGAATCTCACCGATAATTGCGGTCGTAGGAGCTGCGTTATAACGCACACCACGACCTATCTGACTCATGGTGTAATCCATATCAATAGCCATGTTCAGTGATGGGGCAAACGTACTTGCCCCATCCGGCATCTCACCCCCGGCTAAATTGATGCCCCATACCGCTGGGATAAAGCCGAGATTGTGTTCCACTTCACCATCCGCATCCTCGGGGAGCAGATGCAGACGAGTGCTGTCCCCGTCAACCGGATTCCAACGAAAATCCCGTATAGGAACGTAATTCTTTTCTGAATAAGCATCCAGGTCGCGGATGAACCAGTAGTGCTTATCCGGCATAATGTCATCGCCCTCATCATCCTTACCGGCAGGCAAATTCCGTACTAAATAAGCGATACGCAATGCCTCTAACTGCCCGTCCAAAGCAAATTGTGGCCAGCAAAACCGGGAACGCCATATCTCGATTAAAAACTTCTCCTCCACAATCTTAAAGGTAGCGCACACTGACCCCACCGATCCCCAAATGCTCGCCTGCAACATGAAGTAAAAGAGATTACTGGAATTAGCCAAGGTCTTGAGCTTTTGGACCATTTCCTCTTTGTCATGTATCAATTTAGGCGTATGGTTGCCAGCGAACAACTTGCGTGCTGTGGTCTTAGCCACATACATGGGGAGGTTGAATTGGACACACGGGCGACGGTTCTCAATGGGGATGTAGTTCCCCGATTCATCTTTTTCATCGTAATAAGCTGATGGCAAGTCATCGTAAACGGTGCCGTCAAGAAAACGGTCCAATACCGTTAGCCTCACATAGCGGTCGCTCTTGCTGGCCCACGCCGGCAATTTCAATTTAGGTATGAGTTTCTGTAGCATTTTACCGCCCGTAAATAGAGGCCAATCGCGGGCCCTGTGAGTCTGGGTTATTATACAGGACTTTGTGGATTAAATAGTCCACGCCGTAGATTAGGGCGTCACAAAAATCATCGTGCGCGCAATCCGGTTGAAAGGCCAGCAATTCGTTCATAAGGGGCTGAAGCCATTTTACACAATCAACACTATAAACGTCACCAGCTTTTGGTTCATCTAAGGGGAAAACCACCAAACCCGCCTCAAATACGGGGGTAACAGTATGTGCCCGAGCAATTTTATCTATTCCTTTAGGATGGGCCGGCCAAAGCAGGGGGGTTGGGATCACCGGGTCCCTATACAGTTCCTGAAGCAAACTCTCACCTGAACCTTTATCTTCAATCACAACCCTATGGGCTCCGTGCTTCTCATAAAACACTTTAATCATTTGTTTAACTTCACCAAAAGGCAATTTTCCCCGCCACGCATCCAAAATGTAATACTTAGCACCATATTTACCGATCACCAAACAAGCAGAATAATCATTTTCTTGTTTAGTTTTAATCGCAGTGTCCCACGCATGACAGACATAATCAAAAACCTCAAACGCCCGTTCTCCCTCTGCCAAGCGTTGTTGAACTTCTTTAGGAAGCGGCCCCTGATACAACATATCACGCTTAAATACTTTCCCCTCCATCACAACATTCCAATCACCTTCCAACCACGCCCGAACTAACCATGCTGGCCCTGAAGAACGCAAACGATTTATATAAAGTGGGTCATTCTCCAACAACGCCGGGTTATCACGGATAGTAGAGGGAATATAACACTGGGTCAAACCAAACCTGTTAGTGAAAATAGTTAATGGTGGAGCGGGGTCAATGTAGCGTTCTTTACACCACTCATGCCCCCTAGAACCCGGATTACCAGTCAATAACATCCGGCATTTCATGCCTGGAACGGCTGATCGCACAATCGCCCGCAATTTGTCCAAGGGTTCGGGAAATGGCCAATCAGCTATTTCATCTACTGCTAAATGGCTATTCTTGTTTATGAGGCCGGATTCTGTTATATAATGATTAGCATGTTGGACACACAAGTCCATTACCTTACGGATACCACATGGACGCATCAAACACTTCCCAACCACCACGCTTGCCTGTGCTGACCGTGCCTGCCCACTATAAGGATGCACATACTTATGTAAATAAACTTGGCTATGTATATGAGTTTTGCCCACAACATCCCCTAGCCGAGCGGCACTATGGGATGGTCCCCCAGCATCGGTTGGTTGTAGAGGTTGCTCAAGGTAAGTTTCTAACCAAGGGACTTGTGATTCACCATCTAAATCATTGCCCCCGGGACAACCGCCTAGAAAACCTGCAAATTCTAACTTGGGCGCAACATGATGCCATACACGCCCGCGCCAGAAGTCACAGATACGATCCAAAAGTGATTGAGTGGGTAAAGCAGCACGCATCTGACCCAACCGTAGGGATAAATGATTGCCCTTACACATACCCAGGAACCATTGCAAAAGTCTGCCGAGATTTGAAGTTGACCTGGATTGCGAAAGGCCAAAATCGAGAGCCTTTAACTGCCGCTGAAGTACGTAAAGCACTACGGGGGAAGACAACTGCCCAAGCTGCTCGTCAGTTAAAGGTATCAGTAATGACCCTTTACAATCGCTTCCCGCATCTTTTGAAGAAACGAAAGTCGCCTGGGTTTCTGGATGCCCGTGAACAAGAGATTCGTAACTTAGCCAAGCAACATTACTTGCCTGATTTAGCCAACTTAATAGGCGTAAACGCGATAACCCTAAGCAAGAGTTTGAAACGGTGGCGTAAACGGGATGAGTTACCGGATGGCACTGAGTACCTAGAAGCTCCCCATGGCCCCCGTAAATTCTGGCCTCCACACATTTCGCGTCGAAAGGCTCGAAAACTGAGACGACAGGTTGTGGTCCTTCAAGAGTCTGAACCAAATCACCCACAACAATAGTCTCTATGGGCTGGTAAGTCCCATCCCCCATTAAAATCTTGGTGCCAACAGCCACACACCGACTGAATCCCTTATAAATATCAACATCCCGGTCGTGTTCAAGATAACGAAACATCCAATCAGACCCGTTAGGACCAATCCATGTAGATTTACTCTCTTTGTATTCCCACCCTATGGGCTGCAACAACATCCGAGCCAAAGTCAGTAGTTCGGTAAATTCAGTAGTGTGCCTACGAAACACAATACCATGTGCATCGGAACCGTAACGAGTAGCATGTGCCAACCAATCCAGAATTAGTGAGTAAGTTTTCCCCCCGCCCCGAGCGCCGCCCATTAAAATCTCAAACGCAGGACAGGACAGCAGAAAACTCTGCGGTCCGGGCTGCGCCTTAATCGTCTTAGTGTTGGGGGTATCTAAAGGCGGTGGTGAGAAGGTCATTGTAGTATTTTTTGTGTAGGACCTGAAACTCACCGTCGGTAGTGAAAATGTTGCGACTCAAATCCATTAGGTAATGCTGAGAGTGCTGAAGAAATAAATCACTGGCTTGATCCGGGGTTCTGGCCCACACCCGCATCACTGGGACATATCCATGCCGTTTCAGCCACCTAGGGTACATTGCGTAGGCAGCATGTGGTACAACCATTGAAAAATGAAACACAAACAACATCAGGAAAACAAGAAAACTGTGTGCTAGAACCCCACAGGTGACAGCAAGCTCCAAACCCAGCACATCCACAAAAAACATCCAGAACATAAGCGACCACGCATTATTATCAAACGCATGACCAGCCCCAAAACCGGAGAGCAAGGGGAGCCGCTCATAATCGTCCAACATCATCAATTCTCCCAAGTCATTCACATACACTTTCCACCAGTGGTACTTTTTCATAAATCCCCCTTATTTGACCCGCAGAATTTTCAATCCGTCCACGCCCTTATGTTTTATTGAGGAACTCTCAAATTTCAATCCATGCCGACGCCCATATTGCCAAGTTGCCGCCCTCACCGTGTTCTGTATTTGGTCATCCACCACCGGATCACCAGTATAGGGGACGTGGAAAAAATCCTTCCTATCCATCTGTCCAAAAGGGTAACTTTGTCGTTTTTTCATGATAATATATCTTAACATCAATCACCAGAAACTGCAACTTCATGGACGAAACCCCAACAGAATCAGTGAGTTACGAGCCGGGGAGCGATCAAGACCCCAGGTTAAGCGCCCTGCGTCTCATCACCCTGCAAGCACAGGCGGCTAGGAAACTACTTAAAATCCTAAGAAAACCAGAGGAATGGTGCCCAATGGGGAAGGCCGTAGATTACCAGGGCAAACAAGTCAGCCCCCTATCTGCGAACGCTACCCACTGGAGCCTACTCGGGACCCTCTACCGCTGCCGGCTCAATGAATCTGAAGTGATGGCGCTACGCGTGTTCTTTGAAGGTGGCCAAGGCTGGACCATTGAAAGTGTCAGCAACAGCATGCCCAGACAGGAGCAGGTGAAGGTATTACAGGGATTAGCCAAAGACTGCGGGAAAAAGGAACAGGCACTGGAGGATTACCAAATGCTGGCGCGAGCCTACCAGGAAAAAAAGTTTAGAGACAATCTGGCTCAGTTGAAGTCGAAGCCTCAGAGTGCCCATCCCCATATTCCGCAACATATTGCCTCCAATGGACCCACCGATCTCTCAAATGAAACCCCCATGCCCGGTAACGTGGACCAGTCACAAACAACGACCACACCGGAGCCCCCGGGCTAACGACCAATCGGTGCGGCGTTCTAGCATGCCTAAAAACCCATTCACCGGCAAAGCGTGATAACTGCACAGTTTCTTCTTCACCAAAGGTATCTTGGTCAAAACTGTGTTGAATCAACCAATTCCTGTCCACCAATGTAACTTCACGATAAGTGCCCTTCAGAATGATGCTGAGGTTCCCCCAGGGATGGTCATGCAAAGCTCTGGAATCATCCGAGCGCATAATCTTGTGCAGGTAAATGTTGAAAAAGGGATTACGCGGCAAAATCCACCACCGCCACAAATAGTTATTGCCAATAATTACATCAGGCTTCAGACTGAAGCACAGCCAATTAGGAAACCAACCCTCTTCATTGTTTCTTAGACTGCGCATACTCTAGCCTCTCTGCTTTTGAAGGGAGTCTGCCATTCTCTTTAAGAAATGCCATCGCCGTGGGACCGTAGGCATCTGCCACGTAACGCTGGTGATTACGCCAAAACCACCGAGCAGGATGCAATACCTTGACCTGCTTCTTACGCTTCTCACCTTTATCATCCACAAAACCAGTCTCTTGTTCGATAATAGTTTCAGTACCGAGCAGAAAATGGGTATGGAAATTGCGTCCGCCATTGTACTTGTGAAAATCCGTCTTTAATTGACTACGCATTGGTCAATTTACACTCTATTGAACCAACTATCCTAATCACCGCCGCCTTATCTTTATCACAAAAATAAATTTCTGGTTCCCCATCATTATGTGGCTCACAAATACTAAAAGGAATAGAAGCTAAAACTAATTCTTTCACCACCGAAAGAGCGGTAACTTTTGGCATTTTAAATGCTGGTTGATTTGACAAAAATGAGCTGCACATCAATCTATAATCTCCACATATTCCTCCTTGCCTAAACCCACGTTCAAAACCCCTAATTTATTATTCTTATCTACTAAGTTATGAAGCCCGGGACATGCCTTTAGGAAATACTCCACCGCCTCTTTAGCAGATTCAGCCCCAACCTCAATCTGAACTTGAACCCGATAACGCATTAGCAGATCGGCTTAGATGGCAGATTCAGATGCACTGGGCAGTTGAGATTCTTGCATACATAATCCTCCGGCATGTGTTCTAAAAGTTGAAACCCACATTGACTGCAGGTTCCAACTATGGGATTAGAGTCGCGGGGAGGAGTTGCACCTGTCGGAGCCTCCTCCCCTTCCATGACACCAGTATCGTGGCTTCCAGACATGATACTGTTCCTTAAACTTAAGCAACCCGGGTGATCTGAACTTTAGACGTACCACCCAGCTTGTGTACCGAGAACTTCGCACCCGTGCGATGGCCCATCTGATAAGCAGATTGCACAGCACCAGGAGAAGCCTTGGTATCGAAAGTCTTGGTCGCACCCCTCGTCATTGAACCGAAAGGGTAAATCGGGGGCCGTCCCGGGCCGCGTTTAGTTGTTTTTGACATGATCGTTCCTTGTGAAAAATAAGCTAACATGGATTAGTATAATGACAATGTAAATTATTGTCAAGCCCCACTCAAATAGCCTATAGCCTTTCGGATTAGAACCAGATCGTCATTAAACAAGCCCAAAGCCTTCTTTTTTATCAGCTAAATAGGCAGCTTTAGTACGATTTTTACTTATCTCAGTACAAGCATTATTTGAAGTATAACGAATACACCCCCCTATTTTATCAGGATGATGAATACAGGGGTAGCCGGGGTTAAAAGTTACCTTCCCATTATTCCGAGCTTCTTCCCGTAACATAGGTCAATTTTCCATGTCCAAATCATACCTGTGGGGATGGTCCTCCACCGCCTCATTTACCGCTGAAACTAGGATGTGTTCCAAGGTGGGGTCCCGGTACATAAACTCATCAGGGATGTTGAGGATGTGGATACGTTCAGCCAGATCAGGGACCTCCTTGCCAAACCGGGAAATCACGGTCTCGGCGTGGTCTCTCTCCATACAAAAAATTACCGTGGCCCACTGCAGCAGCTCCAGGGTCACAGGAATCAGCGCGTAAGACTCGGTGCCGGCGTTACGGGTATTCCACTTATACTCAGGGTTGGCAAACAGATGCGCCGCCGTAGCCGAACGCAGGATGCCGGCGCTGCAGATGAACAGAACGCGGGGGTATTTTCCTTGGTAGGGGTTATCAATCATTAACATAAATCACCTCAGTTATTTAATAGGTGGGGCTGCCGGCGCTACCGGCGCTTCCTCAAAATCTTCCGCGTTCGAGAGCTTGTCCCGGGCCGCTAGAAATGCGTTTGCGGACTCAGCCGCAAGTTTGGCGCGCTCCATAACCGAGAAACGTGCGCCTTTGTTGTAGGTAGTCGTATAGTCGAAATACGCCACCTTATCCCATAACTGTTGCACTGGGCCAAGAGGTGGAGGCATCGGGGGCCCAGCTTGAGCCCCCGATGATCCCGCAGCCCCTGCCAAGGGCTTCTTCTTCCCTAAAAGCGCCATTGCTTACAGCTTGGTCTTTAGGTAGGCATAGACCTTAGAACCGAAAGTCCCCACAGGGGGAAACGCGGATGAGGCGACTACGCCAATGAGAATTAACACGATGTCTTTGAGCATGGTGACTCCTTTTTTAGTGGATGGAACCTGGATTATAGCTTACTTGGGTGACTAAAATCTTGGTACTTCAGCTTAGTGATTATGCGGTTGCCTAAGCGATCCTGCAACTCCTCCCTAGGACGACATACAACGCCCTCTATATCCTTGTTACCCCGAGCAAAAAGCACGGCCTCCCACATATTGCCAATACCCACAATCGGAGTGATATTGATGCCCATGTGATAAGCAATATCCTCTACATGCGTGCGACGCAGGAACATGCCACCAACGGCAATATCAAACAGCACAAAATGCTGCACGGAACCATATTGCTCGCCACGCTTCTGGATACCAGCACCCACACCTTCTCCGTAAAGTACAGCAGGGCACTCGGGGCTGAGCTTAGTCGGGTCCAGTACCTTCGTCAGCGTGTCAATGGTAAATTCCCGGGCGAGATGAGTGAACAACTTAGCCGGAATCTGAGCGGCGTCGGTCTTGCCACCGAAAGTAACAGTGATGCCGTCAAAGACGACGCGGATGTTGGTGCCATCGTATTTCTCCGACCACTCAAATTCACTAAATGCTAAGTATTCAAAAACAGGTGTAGCATACTGCCCAACTAGAACAGTTTTGAAATTAGTGGCCGGGTCACGCTTGAAGAATGTGGCTATTTTAGGATAACAGCTATTGAACATTAGGTTACTCCACGTATTTGAAAGTTAATCGTTTTTTCCTAGTCAGGTATTTTTCAGTTTTTTGATACCGTTTAACGGCTTCTAAACGTTTTTTACGGCATTTTTCACAATACTTTTTCTCTGGCAACACTTCGGCACGACAACTATGACAACGCATTAGAAAACCGTGCTAGGCCGTTTATCCATTCTAGTCCTGCGTAAATAAGATATTTTATCTATAAATAAAAGGCCATTCAAATGATCCACCTCATGCTGCAGGCACGCGGCCGCCAAATCCTGCAGCTCGATGTCATGTTCCTTACCCGATAGGTCTTGGTACGTCGCCCACACCTTTTGTGGGCGCGTCACTTGGGCGGCAGCCCCGGGAACGGAGAGGCAGGCTTCGATACGATGGGCCGTTTCCTTCGAGTGACTGTAGATATGAGGGTTGATGAGAACGTGGGGTTCACCATCCGGCATCTGCATGACCACGATTCTTTGAGCTATCCCAACCTGGGTAGCGGCCAAACCGATGCCATTGGCCTGTTCCATCGTTGCTATCAAGTCCCAAGCTGTTTTCTCGGTACGATCCGTAATGGCCCCCACACGGGCAGCGACTACGCGCAGGAATGGGTCGGGGTGTGTAAGTATTTGCAGGATCATGCTTTGATATTACCCCCATCATCTGGAAAAGTTACTGAAGCGTCACCGACTCATTCGGGATAGGTTCTTCATCCCGATAGGCTTGGTTCATGGCGGCAGCCGAAATCAGTGTCCGCTGCACCACATCCGGGGGCAAGCCAATGGAAAACACCTCAATCCGGTCCTGCAAGACAATAGCAATTACGGAACCCAACATATCAGGACGATGCAGGACATCCAGAAGGTTGAAGATGGCGGCTTGCATTTCCGGGGTCTGGTTCATGCCTCTACCAACCTATCACGGGTACGGATTGCCTGCAAATCATCGGGGAAGTGCCGGCAATGTCGCTTGATCCTGAGCAGGGCGTTCTTCAACCAACGCATCTCCACCTTGTAGGCGACGTTACAGGGCTTCTTCTTGTTGTGGCCGAGCTTGCGCGCCCCACCACCACTTTTGTTCTGTTTTGCCATTACAGCACGGAGACCACTAGCACCAAGCCCACACCCGCGGCGTAGCCGATGAAGTCCGTCAAGTCATCGTAGAAGGTCTGGGGCGGCGTCTTTTCATACAGCCTATCCCAAACAAACTCCTTAACCCCGGCAGCCCCCACCATCAATGCCGCCGCCAGATACTGACGTTTACCACTGAATTGAGAGACGATGAACGCCGCAAAAAAGCAATGGGCAAAAAAAGCTACTGTTTTTGGGCTTTCTCCAAAACTGCCTATCTTATTAAAAATGTTCATAACTGTCTCCTGATTATCTTCAGTGCTTCGCGGGTGAGCCATTTATTCTGTGCGGCCCTTGCTGCGTCCCATGCTGCGTTCCTTCCTGCGTTCCTT